CGGTACACAAACGGTTAATGCTGGAGGTCACTTTGGTTCATACTTGGATATGGAAGGTAATGCTAAAACAGAGCAAGACCTAATTCGTAGATATAGAGAAATAGCTTTACACCCTGAATGCGATATGGCAATCGAAGATATTGTCAATGAAGCAATTGTCGCAAATGAACTAAAAGACGCAGTAAGAATTAATTTAACAGATTTACCTTACGGCAAAGAAGTAAGAAGAAAAATAGAAGATGAATTTATTGAAGTTTTAAAATTAATGAACTTCAATACAAAAGGACACGACCTTTTTAGAAGATGGTATGTAGATGGAAGAATCTTTTTTCAAAAGATTATTGATAGAGAAAGTCCTAAAAAAGGTATCACAGAATTAAAATATATTGATCCAAGAAAGATCAAAAAGATTAGAGAAGTTAGAAAGAAAAGACCTGACACTCCAATGCCATCATCACTAAACAGTTTGGCTGTAGTTGATGAATATATTGAATACTTTTTATATAATGAAAGAGGACTATCAGGTACAACTGGACAATCTGGTATTAAAATAGCACCAGATACAATTGCGTTCTGTCCATCTGGATTAATTGATCAGAATAAAAATATGGTATTGTCTTATTTACATAAGGCGATCAAACCTGTTAATCAATTAAGAATGATTGAAGACGCAGCAGTCATTTATAGAATTGCTAGAGCGCCAGAAAGAAGAATATTTAAGATTGATGTTGGTAACTTACCAAAAGTAAAAGCAGAACAATATTTAAGAGATGTAATGGCAAGATATAGAAATAAACTTGTCTATGATGCTTCTACAGGTGAAGTTAGAGATGATAGAAACTATATGTCAATGTTAGAAGACTTTTGGTTACCAAGTAGAGAAGGTGGTAGAGGTACAGATATTTCTACATTACCTGGCGGACAAAATCTTGGCGAGATTACAGATATAGAATATTTTAGAGCAAAACTATATCGTTCTCTAAATGTTCCAACAAGTAGATTAGAAGCTTCTTCAGGTTTTAGTTTAGGAAGAGCATCTGAAATAACAAGAGATGAATTAAAGTTTACTAAATTTGTTCAAAGATTAAGAAAGAAATTTACTGAACTTTTCAATGATATTTTGAGAACACAATTAGTGTTAAAAGGTATTATTGCTGAAACAGATTGGATTAATGTAAGAGATAGTTTACAATATGACTTCTTACAAGATGGACACTTTGCTGAACTTAAACAAACAGAATTGTTAAGAGAAAGAATAGCATTGGCAAATGAAATGAGAGAATACATTGGTAAATTCTTTTCAGTTGATTACGTTAGAAAACACGTATTAAAACAAAACACAAGAGAGATTGAGGAAATGGATAAACAAATTAAGAAAGAAATTAAAGATGGTATTATTCAGGACCCAATGGCTCAAGTTACAAACAATAGTGATGACACAATAGTATAGGAGTAAAAAATGAGTGAAGAAGTAAAAAATTTTATAGATAAAATCGCAGATGGTGATAACGCTAGTGCTGGTGACGCATTCAAAGATGCGTTAAGAGTAAAAGTAGGAAATTCACTTGACGCACACAGACAAGAAGTTGCTGGTAATATGTTTAATGGAAGCGTGGAACAACCACATAGTGACCCTAAACCAGTGATCGCTGATCCAGGAACATTTAACCAAGATGGTTCTGTATCACCTACAACTAATGCCGGCGATGGACAAGCAGATTTAGATTTATCTCAACCATCACCTGTAGGGATAGATGTAGATAATGCTGGTTAGTAGAGTCATAAAAGAAAATCGTTTGATTGACTCAAAAAGTTTTAATGAGTTACCACCTCTTATGAAAGAGGCAATGGTAGATGTATTTAAACTCATTGAAAAAGAAACTGGTAATATTATAGAAAAGTTTGATGGTGCCGTAGCAAAAGTATCTGAGTTTCACGGTATCAATATAGAAAAATTTTATGAATATATTGACAAAGAAGTTTTAGAACAATTAGGAGAAAAATAAAATGGCACAAACATTCATAGTTAAGGGTAGTGTTGTCACAAATGCATCTGATAATGATTTCAGTAGAGCACAGTATGTTAGAATTACTGCAACTGGTGACACAACTGCTGTACTTGAAGAATCAAATGGTAGTACAGTAATTGGTCAAGTGTATTTAGAAGATGGTGATACAGTTATCATTGAAAAACACCCTGCTGAAAAAATTACTTGTCCAACTTCAAAAGCTAGTGCAGTTGGATCACCGAGAAGTTAATTATGACAATATCAACTACAAAGTTGGTGGACAATAATTTTCATATCATTGTTAATTCAAATGGTATCGGAAATGAAGAAGAACAAACTTTAGTTGATGTTGTAAATTCAAACAACGCTTCTAGTGAACCAAAAGTATCTATAGCGAATATCGTTTATGAGATACGAGGAACTGGAAACGTAACTGTGTTTTTTAAGAATGACACAGAAAAAAAAGTAGTGTTATCAGGTCGTGGTAATTACGGTTTGAAACCTACTGAAGAAAAGATAAAAGACACGATAGGAGATATAATACTATCAAGTGACTCTAATGTAACAAAGTATAATGTTGTTATAGAGGCACATAAAGAAACGGGATATAACTAATGGCTGATACAGTAACATCACAAACAATTGCTGACACTTCAGGTGTAAAGTTTGTAACTAAATTAACAAACTTTTCTGATGGTACAGGCGAAACTTTAGTAAAAAAAGTTGACGCTTCTGAATTAACTTTTATGACTGAAGACGGTAATAGAAAGATTAGTAAGATTTGGTATTCTGTGAATACTAATAATAACAAAGCGGGTGTAGAAATCATATGGGATGGCGCTACAAATGCTACGGCTATGTTCTTATCTGGTAATGGTTATTTTGATTTGAGAACTGCTGGAAACGAAATAACTAACAACGCTACAACGCCAACAGGCGATGTTTTACTATCTACTAAAAATTTTGTAACTGGCGATAATTATACGCTTATTATAGAGTTTAGGTAAAAAAGTTTATAAATATTAGACAAAGAGAGAGCAATATGAAACTAATATCAGAAGAAGTCGCATCAGCCGAATATCTTGTAGAAGAAAAGAACGGCAAAAAAGAATACAAAATCAAAGGTGTATTCTTACAATCAAATATCAAAAATAGAAATGGAAGAGTCTATCCTAGAGAAATCCTAGTTAGAGAAGTGAACAGATATACAAAAGAATTTATCAATAAAAATAGAGCTTTTGGTGAGTTAGGGCATCCTGACGGACCAACTGTTAACCTTGAGAGAGTATGTCATATGGTAAAAAAATTGACACCTGAAGGCGATAATTTTATTGGTGAAGCGAAAATAATGGATACTCCATATGGTAAGATCGTAAAAGGTCTTATAGATGAGGGCGCTCAATTGGGTGTTTCAAGTCGTGGTATGGGTTCAATTATGAATAGAAACGGAATTAACTTTGTAAAAGATGACTTTTATCTTGCTACAGCAGCGGATATAGTCGCAGATCCATCTGCTCCTGACGCCTTTGTTGAAGGTATTATGGAGAGTAGAGAGTGGGTTTGGGACAATGGTGTTCTTAAACAAGTTGATATTGAATCTTGGAAACAACAAATCCAAGAGGCGAAAAGAACAGTTTTAGAAGAAAAAAAACTAGAAGTGTTTAAATCGTTTCTTACAAAACTGTAATCTTATAAATATCCATACAAAGGAAATTTATAAACGTTTATAAAATCAAAAGGAGATTTCTAATGGCCGAAACAGATAAAATAATTGAGGCGGTAGAAGCACAAGCAGAAAAGGAAGTTAACGAAGCAGTTAATCCTCAAGCTGATGCTCCAAAAAAGAATGCTGTCGCGGCTGAACCTACTCATCTGAAAAATGATGCAGAAGATTTAGGCGCAGCTGTAGTTAAACCTACGGATAGCAATCCTGACGCCACAAAAAAAGTAAATCAAGTTTCTGGAGATCCTCAACAATCAAGTCAAGGTACTGCTGACGCAATGCCAAAACTTAAAGAGGAAGACGAAACTGAGGCAGATGAGAAGAAATCGGAAGTTAAAGAAGGCGAAATGCCAAAAGCAGCGCTAGACGCTCTTAAAAAATCGCAAGATAAAAAAGAGATGTCACACGAAGACGAAAAGAAAAAAGATATGAAAGAAGAATCTGAAGAAGATTTAATTGACGTATCTGCAGACGTTGAAGCTTTAACTAAAGATGAAGACTTATCTGAAGATTTCAAATCAAAAGCAGCAACTATCTTTGAAGCAGCAGTTAAATCAAAATTAACAGATGCTAAAAAGAAAATGCACGCTTCTTATGAGGAGAAATTAAAAGAAGAAGTTGAAACTACGAAATCAGAGTTAGTAGAAAAAGTTGACTCGTATCTAAACTACGTTGTAGAAGAATGGATGCAAGAAAACAAACTAGCGATTGAACGTGGTATCAAAGGTGAAATCGCTGAGGACTTCATCAGTGGTCTTAAAAAGTTATTTGAAGACCATTACATTGATGTTCCAGATGAAAAATATGATGTGCTCGAAGATCAAGCTTCTAAAATCGAAGACCTTGAGAAAAAACTTAACGAACAAATCGAAAAGAATGTTGAACAGAACAAAGCAATTGGCAGTCTAAAAAGACAAGACATCATTGATGAAGCGTCTAAAGATTTAGCTGACACTGCTAAAGAGAAGTTTAACAAACTTGCTGAAGAAGTTGAGTTTTCAAACGAGGAAGATTTTACTACTAAAGTAGCAACTATTAAAGAGAGTTACTTTGGTGCGAAGAAAGAATCTTCAACTGATATAGATGATGTAGCGGTAGCAGGTGGGTCTGACGAACAAGTTGATCCGGCAGATTTATCGAATAGTATGGCTGCTTATACCGCCGCTATAAGTAAAACAAAAGACATTAAAATTGTCAAGTAAATATAGAGGGAGAAAAGTATAATGTACTTATCTGAAACTTACGAAAAAAAATGGCAGCCAGTCCTAGAGCATTCTGATTTACCAAAAATCACGGATTCTTACAGACGTGCCGTTACAGCTACTATCTTGGAAAACCAAGAAAGAGCACAAAAAGAAGACGCTGCTTTCTTAAACGAAGCGGCTCCTGCTAACGCAACAGGTTCTTCAATTGCTAACTGGGATCCAATTTTGATCTCACTAGTAAGAAGAGCAATGCCTAATCTTATCGCTTACGATATCGCTGGTGTACAACCAATGACTGGTCCAACTGGACTTATCTTCGCAATGAGAAGCAGATACACTTCACAAACTGGCGCAGAAGCTATGTTTGACGAAGCAGATACTGAATTTTCAAGCAGAAACGCTGCTGGTGATTCAACTGCGGGTCAAACTCCAGATGCTGCACAAGCTGGTTCTAACCCATCAATCTTAAACGACTCTCCAGTTGGAGCATACAACAAATTTGAAGGTATGACTACTGCAACTGCTGAGGCTTTAGGAGATGCTGGTTCAAACGCATTTGCTGAAATGGCTTTCTCAATTGAGAAATCTACAGTAACTGCTAGATCAAGAGCTCTAAAAGCAGAATACACTATGGAACTTGCTCAAGACTTAAAAGCAATCCACGGTTTAGATGCTGAGACAGAACTTGCAAACATCCTATCTGCTGAAATCCTTGCTGAGATCAACAGAGAAGTTGTAAGAAACATCTATGTTTCTGCTGTAAAAGGTGCTCAAACTAATACAACTAACGCTGGTATCTTTGACTTGGATACTGACTCAAACGGTAGATGGTCAGTTGAGAAGTTTAAAGGTTTGATGTTCGCTCTTGAAAGAGATGCAAACGCAATCGGTCAACAGACAAGAAGAGGAAAAGGTAACATGATTATCTGTTCCGCTGATGTCGCATCCGCCCTTCAAATGGCTGGTGTTCTAGACTATACTCCTGCTCTAAATAACAACTTGAACGTAGATGACACATCAACTACTTTCGCTGGTGTTATGAACGGTAGATTTAAAGTCTATGTAGACCCATACTCTGCAAACGTATCTGACTCACAATACTATGTCGTGGGTTATAAAGGTACATCACCTTATGACGCTGGTATGTTCTATTGCCCATACGTTCCACTACAAATGGTTCGTGCAGTTGGTGAGAACACATTCCAACCAAAAATTGGTTTCAAAACTAGATACGGTATCGCTGCTAATCCGTTCCACACTGGAACAGTTGCTGCGGCTGCTAACGGTGCAATCAGTATCAGTTCTGCAACTAATAAGTACTACAGAAAAGTTAAAGTTTCAAACTTAATGTAATATTTAAAAAGAATACTAAAAGGGGGGTTCGCTCCCCTTTTTTTTAGCGTTATAAATAAAGATATAACTGTAAGGAGTTTGTAGTGGTAGATAATAATCCGTTGTCAAGACAACCAACAAATTTGGACTATGCAAGTCCTACACAATTTGCTTTTAATATATTGCAACTTCCAAAAGTGCAATTTAATACTACAGCGGTATCTATTCCAGACTTGACTTTGGGGGAGGCAGTTATACCTACACCATTTAAAGATATACCAATACCAGGCACAAATATTACATATGGTAATTTAGATATTACTTTTATTGTTGATGAAGAATTAGAAAATTATAGAGAAATACATGGATGGTTAACTGGAATTGGTTTTCCACAACAAAGAAGTCAATTTTCATTTTTTAGAAATACTACCTCTGTAACACCAAGTGATGCTAGAACTATATCGGTTGACCAAGTTGGAAGTGCTGTTGCTGACAGATCAATGTATTCTGATGCAACATTAACTATATTATCAAACAAAAATAATCCAATTGTTGAAGTACGATTTGAAGATATTTTTCCAGTATCGGTAGGTGCATTATCATTCACTCAAGCAGCAACGGATGTAGAAAATTTAACAGCAGAGGTAAGTTTTAGATATAAAATATATACTATTAATAAGATATAAATAGTATTAACAAAGGATATATTATGACACTAGATGAATTGAAGATTCAAGTCGCAAATGACTTGGTAGTAAATGATGAAAAGTTAGATACCGAATCTCTCAAAAACCAAGAACTTTATGCAAAATATCTAGACCACAAAACTAGATACGAATTACTTTTGTACAAAGCAAAAGGAGAGTATAAAGTTATTTACAGAGATAAGTGGGAATATTACGGTGGTAAAGCTGATGCAAAAATTTATGCAACAAAACCGTTTGATTTAAAAGTATTAAAAACAGACTTATCAATATACATAGAATCCGATGAAGATATCATTCAAATCGAACATAAAATTATGTACCTTGAAACAATTGTCAAATATATTGATGGTGTTTTAAAATCTATCCAAGGTAGAGGGTGGGATATTAAAAACGCTATTGCATTTAGACAATGGGAGCATGGAATGTAATGTCTTACGGATGGCCTTATATAACTAAAGAAATACCACAATATTTAATAACCATGACTATGGATAGAGTTAGGGGTGCAAAAGCAGCTCAAACTCATAATCAAACTGGAAAAATTAAAAGAGACTCCTATGTTTCTTTTATAGAAGATGCAGATATACGAGAACATTTTCTACATATTGCTAAAAAAGTTAATCAAGATGGGGGTTGGGGATTTGATATAGATGCAATAGAACCATTACAATATGGAGAGTATCCTATAGGTGGTGAATATGGTTGGCATCAAGATGCTCACACAGAACCATATAAAGATGGTAGAGTAAGAAAAATGTCATTCTCTGTTTTTTTAAATGACACTTTTGAAGGTGGAGAGTTTGATTTAGAAATATACTCGCCTGCTGTTAAAGATAGATATGAAACATTTCATTCATTACCAGATACAGCACTTTTCTTTAAATCTGACCAGTGGCACAGAGTTCGTCCAATTACAAACGGAATAAGAAGAAGTCTTGTGGGTTGGGTATTAGGTTCAAAATGGAAATAGTATCACATCATAATCATGAATTAAGAGAAAATATAATTAAAGATATCAATAAAGTAAATCCTAATTTAGTCATTGATGTAGGATGTGGTAGTTATTGGAGTAAATCAAGAATACAGAATGTGGTAGGATTTGATCAAATAACTCCTAAACGCTTTAAAGAAAAACAAGATCATAAACATATGTTCTTTAAATTTAGTGAACCAGATTATATCTGCTCAATAAAAGAGGCAAAGTTTGAGCCAGAATGTGCAGATGTTGTAATGTGTTTAGGTAGTATGAATCTTTCTTTAGACGAGTTCTCATTTAATCGTAGATGGACAAATGTAGATATATTATCAGACTTTAATATTATATATAAATGGTCAAAAAAATATAT